GCATAATATCCGTCTGTCCGCGCTCCTGAAAACAGGCCCGTATTATTGCTTTTGGCCAGTTTCGCCCCGACGAACACCGCCGCAGACTGCCGGAATGTGAGCGTTTTAAACGACCGGGAAAGGTTGCCGGGGTTATACGTCGCCACAATTCTACCTTGGCCGTGTGGTGCCCGGATTCGTCCGGATGCTTTTGGTGTGCTGTACCGGCTATGCGCTTTTTCCGACATAGGCGCGCGCGCCATGATTGCAGAAACAAGCGGCCCGGCTGCCTCTTTAAAAACCGTCTGGCTTTTCTTTTTGGCATTATCGGACACTGCGCGTAGTTTGCGCATCAGTTCGCTAATCTCGCCTTGTATGTGGGTCGGTATGGCCATGTTTTACAGCGTATCCACGATCTTTTTAATGTCTGTTTTTTGCGCTTGCAGGTCGTCGATAACCGCCTGAATAGCCACCTTTTGCGCCTGCGCTTCATTCAATGCCGCCTGAATTGAATCCAGTTGGCTTTGAAATTCTTTCTTTTGCTGGTCAGTCGGAATACAGGTGAGGGTTATCACCCCGTTAGCGGAAACTTCCTCTGAAATAAGGTAAGCGCCGCCCGGCAAGTCAACCGTTACCTTTCCGTTCCCCGGCTTTTGTTTGTACGTCTTTGCCATCTGCTTTTAATTCGGTTGGTGCCGCTTCCGGCTGTTGAAGTTCTACGTTTGCGGATTCCAACGCCTGCAATACCGCAGGCATTTCATTGAATTGGATAAGCCCCGCTGATCGGGCGCGTTCTGTCAGAACCACAAACGTTTGAATGTGCTTTTTGTCCATGTTATGCGCTTGTGACCGCCTCCCAGGCAGTCGTATATACGTTCAATTTTCCCGTTGTTGTGTTATAAATGACAAGGCCCGCTACCGGACTTGCGATTGCGTCGCGTTCTGTGGTCGTCATATTCGGGAGCCTTACTCCCTTTGTAGTGCTTACAAAATCGGCAATGGCCGCCGCGTTCGGCGCCGACGTCGTTCCGAATGCTGTAGCGCCTGCAAAGTTGTTTGTGGTCGATGATCCGGATTGGTAGATGCCTTTTGCGCTGCTGCTTGAGTACGCTATTTCAATACCCCGAAAGTCCGCAACGGCGGTAAGGGTTTGGTTTAAGTATATCCCCCTGGTTATACCGTTAGCGCCGCCGGTTTGGTTGAATGTTCCATCTAATACGAATTGGTTATGCACTGCCGTTCCTGACGTTGGCGCAAAACTCCAATTACCGTGCATATAGTTGCGGGTGCCAGACGTTTGGGTAAAAGAAGAATTATTGCCAAAGTTTATGCTTCCAGTGCTTGTGGCTCCGGTTGCGCTGCTATGAATTACAACTCCGCTGCCAGCCGCAGCAGCAGAACTGCTTATCGTAATCCCATTTGCACTGCCCCCAAACGTGTAAGAACCCGCCAGCGTCATAGCGGTGGGCGTAAACCGGAACCTTTCGGTTATTACACCCCCCGTAGTCACGTCGCTATAAACCAGCGCACTTGTCCTACTTGCGTGTGTTGCCGTCGCCCATATCGCGGACAATCTAACCATATCTTGCGAATTCGTCGTACTACTTTCCCCCTGAAACAATATACCACCGCCGAAATTTGCCGCCGCCGTGCCGGTGCTGTTCGTCTTGATTGTAAGGCCGTCGGATACCGTATTTGTGTTCGCTGTTACGTTCGTAATTGTTACTTGTCCGCCCGTGCTTGCGCCGCCGGTGATCGCCATGCGAGTGACGCCCGTCGTCTCAAAGTTCAGGCCAAAAGCATCGTTTGTGCCAATTGTTACCGCCGCGCCGGTCGTGTTCCCGCCGTTGGTAATATCGCCGGACGCTGCCGACGGGGTGAAATATTCCAGCGCCGTAGCCCCGGCATTTACGCGCAATTGTTGCAATGCCGTTCCGAGCGTAGTTAATCCCGTCCCGCCTTTTGTTACACCTATTTCAGTAGCCGACCATGTGCCGGTAGCGATTGTTCCAAGCGTGGTTATGTTGGTCGTACCTGCCCACGTGGACAGCGCCGTATTTTCGACGTTGTTAAGCGAAAGCAGCGTCTTTGTCGTGCTTGCGCTCAGCACTTCCGGCGCTCCTGTTCCGGCCGTATTCCGGCCTAAAATAGATGCCGTTGCCATGTCGGCCATTTTCGCAAGTGTTACCGCGCTATTGGCGATGGTAGCCGCAAAACTTCCAGTTCCGCTTCCGGTTACGTCACCGGTCAGGCTTATGGTTTGGTCGCCGGTGTTTGTTCCGGACGATGTGCCGGAAAATGTGCCGCTTTGGGTAGCAAGGGTGCCAAGTCCAAGCGTCGTTCGTGCGGTACTTGCGTCCGCATCATCCACCAAGGAAAAGCCAAAATCAGTAATGGTTTTTGCAACGAGGTTGCCGGTAGACGACCTGCCCGGAAATGTGTTTGCCGCAAACGATGTCTGCGAAAACGTGTCTGCCGCCGTTCCGATAGTCAGGCTATTTGCCGCGATTGTCAGGCCCGAAAGCGCGGTCAGTGTCGCGTCAAGGGGTTGTAATCCGCTCAAATCCTGGTCGCCCGTGTTGGTTCCGGATAGCGAAAGGTCAGTTTTAAGTTGTGCAATCGTGCGGTTTGCCCATGCGCCCGCCTTGTATTGCATTATATCGTCATTCGATGGCGTAAGGCCAGCAATGGCGCTTAGATCGCCGTCAAGTGTTTGTTTTGCGTTTAGTTGGGTTTGTATGTCGCTTGTAACGCCTCCCAGATATTGGAATTCGGCATTTGATACAGTGCCGTCTGCGATTTTTGCCGCATCTATGCCGGTTGCTACTTTCGCATTTGTTACCGCAAGATTGGCAATGGTAGCCGCTACGCTGCCAGTACCGGACGCCGTAACATCGCCGGTCAGTGCGGTAATTCCACCGCCGCCGCCAATGTCGCTGCCATCGACATATTTTGTAGTGCTGCTTTCCAGTACCGGAATGCGGTCGCCGCTTCCGAGGCTTGTCGCCTCGTCAAGTTCGCTCAAGTATGTGGAAAAACTTTTTGGCGGCATTGCTTATTCTGTTAAAATATTGCCGTCGTCGTCCGTCAGGGGGTTGCCGTCGTCGTCGGTTAAGTAGTTTATTTGTTCGGCTCTGAATACAGTTGTGAGTTCCTCAAAAACCCGCATTCCAAGCGGTTTAATGGCGACTATATCAAAATAATCAGTTTCGTGTATTACCCGCATCGACGTGTTAAGATTTCCCCGGTATTGGATCGTAAAAACAACATCGTGCGTGTTTATCTCTGCTGTGTGCGCCAAAGATTCAGCGCCGCTCCTGTATTCCATTTTTGCCCATTCGTCGCCATCCAAAGGCGTCCATGTTATTACCTCGCCGCCGTAATTGTCCTGCGTCGTCACCTTTTCTACAATCGTAATCCGGTGATCCATTTGCCCCGGATCGGGAAGAACGCCGTTTACTTGTGCGTAGTCGGGTTTCATACTATCAACTTTTTCCTGATAAACGCCAATGCCTGTGCCGTTCTGCGTCCGGGGTTGCCGCCAAGAGGCATGTCCGAACGGTTATAGTACAGCATAGAAACAGCGGCCTTTATCGCCGTTTTTGCCGATTCCGGAACGGCTGCCGCATTTGCGTATCCGGTTACATAAGTAACTTTTACCGCGTTCGGAAATTCGCCGATGTCAGAGGGCCAGTCTGCATCCTCATTCAGCACGATCCGCACTTTTCCCCGGTACAAGTCTACCGTGTAGTTCGCCGATGCAAATGTTTGCAAGGTGCCGTTATCGTCCCGGTACTCCACAGAGGTGACTGACGAAACAGGCTGAAAAAGCAGGCAAATTTTGCTGCCTTTTGGCCACATCGACCAAAACTGCTCTACCGTGCGCGTAATAGTTACTTCGCCGCTGCTGTGTTCGTATTGCTCCCGCGCTGTTTCAATCAGCGATGAAATAAGGGTATCGTCCGCCGTAAACGTGCTACGCAGCTTTAGCCATTCCTTTGCCTCTGCCGCCGTGACTGGTTCGGATGCTGGCCCGGACGATACCCTGTAATTCAACATCGTTATTGCGATTTTCGGATTGTTGCTTTTACCCTGAATGCAATGTTTCGGGCTGTGGTGTTCGGTGTAATGGCATAGACCCGCATTCGCGTTGCATACAAAATGCCCTCGTACAAAACGTGTTGTTGCGCCGTTCCGTTAAGGGTAAGCGTTTGCGCGTTGTACCAGGTATACCCGTCGTTACTCACCTGCAAATAAGCCGTGCCATCGTTTGCGCCGCTGATCGAGTCGGAGACAATTTGAACCGAATAAGTCCAGTTAGAAGACTTGCCGCGATTCAAAAGGCAGATGTTTGTAATGTTCGTGTCGCGGTTTACTAACCGCGTCGAGTCGGTTACGATAACACCGCCCGACCACGTTTGCGCCGTAGCCGTGCCCGCGATGGCGAACAGGAGGGCGACTATGAAAAGAAAATGCTTCATGCTTTTCGTACTTCTTTAGGTTTGCGAATTTTTGTTTCCCTGAGTTCATGCGCGGGCGCTTGCGCCTCTGCTAATCCTATGATTTTCACAACGCCGTCGGCGGCAAGTTGCGCGGCAATCTCTCCGGGAATATTCCCGGTTTCTCCGGCCAAATAAGCCCATCCATACGGCGTGCCAGACTTCAAAAACTCAACGTTTGCCATTAGGAAATGTCGATTTCGTTGCAAATGCAGAAAGAGGCCGCGTGGCGCACTTCCACATCCCACCAGGAGTTAACAATTACCTCAACCGTCGCCTCTTTGCCTTTCGTGTAGGGGTTTATGAGCAGGTCAATTCCGCCCCATTGCCCGATAATAAGTTCTTCCCAGTTGCCGAAAATGGCAGCGTGAAGGATGCCGGAAGAAGCGCCCTTTGAAAGGGTTGACGGCAATTGCGTTGTGGTCAGTGCACGGTATCCGTTTACGGTTCCGCTTCCGTTCGGCCCTTCCCAGATAAATCCGTTCCCGGCGATGTCGCGCTTCGTGGTTTTCAGCAGGCCCGCAACTCCGGGCGTAAACAGGTATCCGAGGCGGCCCATATCGGCGTTATCGGTAGCGGTTTCGGTTTCAAATTGAACGACCAATGTCCAATCCAGCGCGCCGCCGTCGGTTCCAATAGTGATGTCATTCACGCCGGAATAGTTCAGGATGCCGGTCGGTTGGTTGGACGATCCGGAGCCATTCAGGGCGGCAACGTCGAGGGCTTTACGAACGGCGAAATTCAGGCGACGGCGTACAAAGTTTTCCATGTCGATGCTCGATTGCACCATGACCTGCTTCGACACGTCGGTAAAGGCGGTCAGGCGTTCGGGTGCCATGCTGATCTTGTCGAACGTCGGGCTTGTTTCGGTAGATGTAGTGACCTCGCCGGCCCATACTGCGGCTGCGTCGGCATCGTTGCGCGGGAAGTCGATATTTGATGTCAGGCCGCGCAACACGGTTGCCCCCATCGCCTCTGCCTGTAATTTCGGCTCCAGGATCGGTATAAGGCCGCCGAGCGTCGTGTCCACGGTGTATCCGCCGGCTGTCGTGGTTTCTGCCAGCATATCGCGCTTTTCCATGCCGGAGCGGTTGCCCCGAACGAGCCATTGCGGAAGGGTCAGGTTTCCGCCCTGTCCTTTCAGGTTCATTTCGCGCGCTTCCTTTATGCCTTCCTGGTGCATTTCTGCGGCCAATCCGGAAAGGTTGCGGTTGCTGGTTATCTGAGAAACGGCATCCAAAATTCGGAATTCCCTGCGGGCTTTCGTCTCGCTGTCGCCCCGGTTTTCAGATTTCAGTACGTTCACAGAAACCGGAGTCGATGCGGTAGGCGTATGCGTCCAGTCTCCGGCGCGTTGCGAAAGTGCTACTTTGTCTTGAAGGTCTTTTACAACCGGGTCAATGTTTTCGAGGTCTGCGCGGGCTTCCTTAAGGGCTGCTCCATCGGTTTCCTCTTTCCACGTACCTGCTTCCATGCGGGCAACGTGATCCTGAATTTTTGCGCGGGCGTCGCCTTGTTTTTGAAGGGCGTCCCGCAGTTGTTCACTTAATGTCATCTTTTCAGCGTGTTTATGATTAGTAAAGCGCGAGCGCCGCTTCAGCAAGTGCCTTAGCCGCTCTTGTGTTTTGATCGTCTTTTGTGCGTTCTGATAGTTTTTCGCGCTGTTCTGCCATTCCCTCCGCTCCTTTCCATGCGTTAAAACTCCTTTTTGCTATTCGCGTGTCCGTTGTTGTGCCCTCGTATGCGGCGAACGTAACCGGGGAAACGTCGTAGAGTTCTTCGCCTTTAACCAAATGCCGAACGGCAATTTTCCCGCCGTATGTAAGGGCGTCAAGGTCGCGGGCGTCCATTTTGCCCTCCAAAAGCGCCCGGTCTACCTCGTGCCATGCTTCATCCGCAACGGTAAACCCGAAAGAGGATTCGTAGACATACCCCTTGCTTACAAGTTCGTATACGTCTGCACGGTGATCTGGCAACTTTGCCGTATAGTCAAGGCCGGATTTGTCTATCTTTAATTCAAGTGTTTCGTTCTTTTTCCGCCCTAAAATTTGGTTTACATCGTGGTTGAATAGGCAGGCGCAGCGGTCGTCTTTGATGCCGTCAAAAAAGCCGGGCTCAACTACTTCCGCAAACCACGCTATGCGGGTATATTTTCCGAATAGCGCCCCATATCCGCCAACCTGCATAGTGCCGTCATCGGATTTCTTGGCCCTTGCTTCAATGGTGAAAAACCGGCGCTCCGGCCCAACCGTGTCTTGTTCTTCAATTTGCAGTGCTTGGCGTGTTTCCATCTTGCGTTGTATCTGTGTTTGCCGTCGCTCCTGTGGAGTCGACTGGCGTTATTGTATCGTCTACCCGGTCAACCGGGACAAGGTTTCTTTGGATGTAGAGGCGGTCGCCGTCCGGGTGTTTGGGCTGCTTATACCACTTGCGGAACATATTGCCCGTAAACACGCCGTTTTGAACGCCTGCGGAAATTAGTTTGGACATTGAATCCGTATCCGCCATGTTTAAATGTGTATAGTCAAACATGACAAACGCCCGGCGTTTCTGGAATTCAATTTTTGAAAATAGTTTGTAGTTTATCTCCTGCTCTACCTTCTCCGTCCATGTCGGAAGGGTGTACTGTCTGAATTCAAGGCTTTGTTGCTCAATATTAGAGAATGCCGAACGGTCGAGATTGGAAAGCATGTGCATCGGCACTTTAAAAATCCGGCTACATTCCTCTGCGCTCAGTTTTCGGAAGTCAACGAGCGCCGCCTCCTGCGGGGTAAGGCCGACACGGTTATACTTCAATCCCATGTCAAGGATAGCCGTCGTTCCCACATTGTCAAGTCCGCCGTATGTATTTTTAAAAGCCTCGCGTGCGTTTTCGCGTTGCTCAGCACTAAGTTCAATGTCTGTCGTAACTGTACCTGACAGGTGTGTGCCGTTGCTAAAAAAGTTGTCCGTGTACTTTTGCGCGGCAAGGCTGCTGCTGATATTGTCCCTGTGAACAAGGCTTATTTTTTCCCCGCTTTCTCCGTTAAAGGTCACGCCCTTTATGTGGATAATTTCAAAATCCATCAGCGTGATGTTTACCGAACTTCCGGCGCGTTCGCCGCTGATTTTGTAAATCAGGCTGCCGTCGTCGCTGTGGTCTATTTGCACCATGTGCGGCGGTATCAGTTCCAGCGCGTACGGCTGAAAACTTGCGTCGCGGTGGATGCGCGCAAAACCGTTGCCCAAACAGGCGTTTGCGATAAGAGCCTGGAAAAAATCGAATTTGGTGTAGTGCGGATGCGGGCGGGAAGAAACCACGCTGTTAACCGGGTGATCTGTCCGGGAGTCGTACCCCTCGTTTTTTGCATCCCAGGAATAAACGCCTATCGGCATAGCGGCTACCGTTTCGGAGATGTACCGAATAGCGGCCCATGCCGGGGAAAGACCTAATATGGATTTGTTTGTAACCGGGACAGCGGACGCTGTTAGCGGAAGATTTAAAAGGCGGGCAATTCCTTCCGTATTTGCAAGTGATGTGCCGCGCTGATCCGAAGCGGGGGCCTTTGCATATTCAATACCAAAAAAACGCTTGTAAAGGTCTGGCCACATAGTTTTAAACGTCGTTCAAAGTTGCGGCCAAATCGCGGCGAAGTGTTAACTACAAAGTAAGTTTGAAGTGCTATTCAATTTTTAGGACAACGCTTGTAACGGTTTCCCCGGCGTGGTGACGGTGCATAGCGGATTGGAACGCCTGCAATGTGGTGAAACGGTGTCCGCCTACCTGGTCAAATAATTCCTGCTCTAATGCCTGCCATGCCGGTTCGGCGCGTCCGTAGATTCCGGCTAATACCGCGTATCTGGCAAAGTAGTTGCGCGGAATTAGCAGCGATATGTTTGCAACCTCCCATTCATGCCCGCATCCGCAGTAAACGTGCGTGTATCCGAACGGGTACGGCCCCGGATGTTCTTTGTTGCATTTTTCACATTTCATGTGGTAACAAGTTTAGCGCCAGGCAGAAATATGTACGGCATACCCTTCGGCGTGTGCAGTTCCTGATCCCATCCAAATACCGCATTGATAGAAGCCGCAATGCCGTCTATCTTGTTTTTGTGATGGCTTTTTATGATACGGATGTTATCGTTTGAATTGCGATATGTTTCGCAGTTTGAAACCATCCACGTTAAAACCGGGTCGTTCCCGTGATTGATTTCAGCGCCCAAAATCAACCGTTCCAACGCCTGCGTGGGGTTTGAAAGATGCGATATTTGTTGAGCAAATTTATTTACTCTTATTCCAAGACCCTTAAACACTGTTTCCACATAAGCACTACACCACGGGTCTATGTCCGCCCGCTTTACCTTATACTGGCTCATTATCTGGCCCATGTCCGTCGCCGTTTCTTCAAGATTTATAACCCGGCCGGGTGTGGTGAAAATCCGGCCTTCGGTGATCCATCTATCATAAGGCACTTCGTTTTTGGACATTATATCCGGGTTTTCTTCCGGTATCCAGTAAAATACCTTCAAAATGTGCTGTTCTTCACCCGTTTTTTTGGGGAAAAACAGGGCCAAAGCGGTTATATCCTGAGTTAGTGAAAGGTCAATTCCGGCGTAACAATCCCGCCCAATCAGCGCAGCCATGTCAATATTCCCGCCACATCGTACCCAATCTTCGTGCCTGATCCAAGACTCTTTTGAGTTCTGTTCAATATTTAGGTTTTTGACCTTAAAATCTATCTCTTTAGACTTACCGCCAATCTGTATTTTTTTATACTCCTCTGTTAACCCGTCGATGGTAAGCACGTGCCCGATTCCGGGGTTTGCCTTTTGCCAGTTTTCCGGGTCTTCCCAATTATCCTGTGGATCAAGTTCATAGATAAACGGCAAAACGTTTTCGCCAGGCAGTGCGCCCTCCAGCATCTTTTTGCAGTTTGCCAAAAATTCGGAGTTCGGCCCCGTCGGGTTGTACCCGGCGGTTGTGATTATCCAGAGCATAGGGTCTTCCCGCTTCACAAAGCCGGATTCCATTACATTCACCATTCCGTCGTCAACATGGGCATGGTATTCGTCTGCCAATGCGCAAGATGGCTTCCACCCGTCCTCACTTTTTGAATCTTTACCCAGGTACTTCACCCATGACAATTCCCCGCGCTTGAAAATTTCGGTAGCGTGGAAACCGAAAACGCTTTCCAGCGCTGGCTCATCTTCCACCAATTTTTTCAACATCGTGACCTGCCGATTCCACCCGATTTTAGCCTGATCTTTCTTTGTCGCTATCCAGAAAACCTCCGGGTTGTCTACATCCGAAAAGGCAAACTCATAGGTGCCAACCCCGACCAAAAACTCTGTTTTAGCATTGCCCCGCGCAACTTTTAGGTACACCCGGCGGAATCGCTTGCGGTTATTCTTTTTCTTTCTCCAACCGTAAGCCATAAACAAAATACATGCCTGATATGGCATCAGGATAAACGGCATATTTCCGCCTTTCGACGTGGGCAGCCTGAAAAGAGAAAAGGCGTTTATCGCGTGGGCCGCTTCCTCATAGTCGAAGTAATACGGGAAAGCCTTGTCTTTCGATTTTTTCAGGTCGGACAGATGCCGGTCAATCAGCAATTTTATATAATTCCCGGATTTGACGTGCCCGGATTTTATATCATCAATGTATTGGAGTGCCTTTTGCAAGTTAGGCCGTTTTTGTTCTTGTCATCGCTTTCAATATAGCGCTTTCGGCTTTCGGCTTTTCGCGCTGAACCTTTATAGACATTCGGGCTGCCGGACTAAAGGCGAACTGATCGCGTAGCGACTTTAGCATTTTTTGGCATTCCATGAAACGGGAATATGCTTGCGATGGGCGCGACATTTTCCCGCTCTTTTCTTCCATGCCTCCTTCCTTTTGGCACGCTTCCCAGGCTTTTTCCGACATTATAGAAAGTTGGGTATAAGAGACAATAGAATCGTAGTCTTGCTTTTGCAGTATTTCAAAATCCTTCAAAAGCGAAACGCACTCGAAAAACTTTGCCCGGTGCCGGTCGTCAAAATAAGACGGCGGCTGCAAATCTCCGGTGTACGGCGTGACGTGGTTTTCTAACCTGGCAGCGTCCCGGTCTTTTCGGCTTGTACCCTCTGCCTTTTTTTGGGCAGTAGACTTTCTATTGCTTCCCCCTTTCATTTTTTACTTTTTTTTGCTGACATTGTA